ATCAAATTTCGCTGCATCGGTCGGTAACAGGTAACCCCATCTAAAGATGGGGGTTACCGAAAGTTACCGAAAACCGCTGTTTTTGCCCAATGTAACAGTTACGTTTTTTTACGTTACAGTTACCAGTTACCGACTTAGTGCTTGTGGATAACTTGTGGATAACTTTGATCATCGTTCTGACTTTCTGATCAACATTGCGCTTGCTTGAGTTTCATCGATCACTGTCCATCCATGTTCGAAGGCCTCAATTATTTCGGCCACCAACATGTCTGCGATTGGTTTTCCTGGCACGCTTGGCTTGATATATTGCTTGGCTGAAGTCTCGCTGACGTTCATTTTCTGGATCAAATAGTCCATCATGGCCGACCTACTTATATAGGGTAAACCATTACGTTCTTCTGCACCAGACGACCACCATGCGTTCTCGAAAGTCTTTCGGTGGCTGTCGATCTTGCTGTCTTTTTTGACCACGATTGGGGCTTGAGCTTGGACGATCACAGCGCTGGTCACTTGTTGGTTGTCTTCATCGCGCCAGCCAGGGATGGCCACTTGTTGCAGTTCCACGTGGATGGTCTCGGCCAGTTCTGCGTCTTTTGACTTGCGCTGAACGATCTGCATGGGCACGTTGTCTTTGCCTGGCACGATGCTGATCTCGATGTCCAGAGCACCTCTCCATGCGCTTGAGCCTCGTGCCCTGTGCTGGGCTTCGTCTGACACGCCTGTGTGGTGCACCAAGATCACCGAACAGTTGAATTCCATCATGAGCGCGTTGCATGCGTCCAGCATGGTCTTGGCATCTTGTGCACTGTTTTCGTCGCCTTGGAGGAATCGGTGCAGGGTGTCGACCACGATCACGCTTGGTCTGTCTTTGAGCATTCTGACTTGCTCGACGACTTTGAGGTAGCCGGTCGGGGTGTTGAGGTCGCAGCCATCTTTGGACAGCCACATGGCCAGCTTGCCTGCTTTGTGGTGGTGCTTCCATGCAGCCACCCTGCCTCGCAGACCGTGGTGGCCTTCACCGGCCAGATAGACCACATTGCCTTGGCGCACTTTGTGGCCTGCCCAGTCCTCGATGCCGCTGGCCATCCTGAGACACCAGTCAAGCACCACGAATGTTTTGCCGCCTCCGCTGGGCCCGTGGACCATGACCAAGGCCTGGGACTGAATCCACTTCTTGACCAGCCAGCTGATGGGGGAGGGCTGAGAGCAGAAGTCATCCGCCGGGATGAGCCAGTCATCATGGGAGGGCATGAGCAGGCTGGCAAGGTCATTGCCTGCTTGGGCGTAATCGTTGGCATCGCCTTGGATGGGTGGCATGACCATCCTGGCCCCAAACTTGGCGCTGGCCTGTTCTGCGTAGCGTTGGCCAACGCCTGAGCTGTCATTGTCTGCCACGATAACGATGTCCTGGGTTGCGCCGTGCATTTCTCGAAGTGTGCCTGTGACTGGCACCAAGTTGCTGGCGCTGTAGGCAACCACGACCGGCCTGCCTGTGGTCTCATGGATGGTGGCCGCGGTTGCGAAGCCTTCGGCCACGTAGAGGGTGCCCGGCTCGTCCATGGTGCCGATCTGCCAGAACTTGCCCCCGGTTTGGCCGCCAGGGTGGTAGAGCTTGCCGCCTTGGTGGTCGATGTATTGAAGGCTGGAGATTGTGCCGTCTGGATCGTAGAGGGGGACGACAAGCCGACCGTCTCCTGTGGCCCTGGCGCCGTGAACTCCGATGCCCTTCTTGGCCAAGTAGGGGTGATCTGGCAAAGCTGCCTGAGCGCCGGTCCAGATTTTCTCCACTGTGTCGCTGGCCAGCTGGTGTTGACGCTCCAAAGCTGCATCGCGCATGGCCTTGGACTCGCTGAGGCGTCTGGCGTGGGCCATTTCCTCTGTCTGGGTGAGCTTGCGGCCTACGTCTGCACGCCATGTGACTTCGATGCCTGAGCGCCAGCAACCAAACCGGCCGGCAGGGATTCCATCACCGAAAACTAAATACCAGCCCGGCTTGTCGATGCCTGGTGCACCTTTTGTGCCGGACTTGAAGCGGTGGATCTTGCCGTCCATCTCGATGTGGTCTGGAGGTTCGAGGCCTGCTGCTTTGATTGCATCAATCAGCTGCACTTCTGGAGGTGAAACTAGTTTTTCTGGTGGTGGGGCCCATGGGCCGCCGAGGACTTTGGAGAGGTCAGCCATGTTGCGCCACCTTGCGGCTTTCCAGGTAGTCCGAGAGAGCCTGCAAGACTTTGTGCGTGGGGTTTGCGTTGAGGTCATCGCGCACTTTACGGATGGTGTTGTAGTGCACGCCGGTGGCCTCTGCCACCTTCATGGGCATTCGGTCTGAAAGAGCGTCCCGTATCTGTTCGAGGGTCATCATGTTGGTTTCTCCTGTTGAAAAAAAATCTTTCGATGTGTGGATATTACCTTAAAAAATGGTTTATGATTCGATCACACCACAAACAGATTCCCTGACAGTGGTGCAAACGAAGAAAAGGAGAGCCAATCATGGCGATCAATTTGAAGACGACCGGAGGCTTGACAGCCAATGGTGTGAAGTTGTTGGTTTATGGGCAAGCAGGGGCTGGCAAGACAACGCTGGTCAAGACTTTGCCGGATGTGGTGGTGCTGAGTGCTGAGGGTGGTTTGCTGTCGATCCAAGACGCTGATCTGCCCTACATTGAGATCGCCAGCATGGATGATCTGCGCGAGGCTTATTCCTGGCTTACTTCTAGCGAAGAAGCTGGTGGCTTCCAGTCGGTGGCCTTGGACTCGATCAGCGAGATCGCTGAGGTGTGCCTGAACACTGAGAAGAAGGCGAACAAAGATCCTCGGGCCGCTTATGGTGCGATGCAAGAGCAAATGGCCGACATCATCCGCGCCTTCCGTGACCTGCCTGGCAAGCATGTTTACATGAGCGCCAAGCTGGAGAAAACGCAGGACGAGATGGGCCGTGTGCTGTATTCGCCATCGATGCCTGGCAACAAGACTGGCCAAGCGCTGCCGTATTTCTTCGATGAGGTGCTGGCGCTGCGGGTAGAGCGCGATGCTGAGGGTGTGACGCAACGCGCTTTGATGTGCGACTCGGATGGCCTGTGGCTGGCCAAGGATCGCTCGGGCAAGCTGTCTGGCTGGGAAGCCCCAGACCTGGGCGCGATCATTGCCAAGATCGGTGGCAAAGCATGATGCAGCCCGACTTGAAAGAATTGTCGCGCCAGTGGTTGCAGCACAAGTTCGACGAGGAGCTGGCCACGACTGAGCGCCGCAAGGTCGAGGACCAGATTGTCAAGCTGTTGGCTGTGGCCGAGAACTTCGAGGGCACTGAGACTGCGGAGCCCGAGGGCTTTGTGGTGAAGATCTCTGGCCGCATTGATCGCAAGGTCGATGGCGACAAGGTGCAGGAGCTGGCTGCCGAGTTTGGTTTGACAGACCACTTGGCCAAGCTGTTTCGCTGGAAGCCCGAACTCAATATGGCGATCTGGAAGGCTACAGACGCAACGATCACTGGGCCTTTGGCCGGTGCTATTACGGCCAAGCCTGGCCGCCCATCTTTCAAAATCATCCCCAAGGAGTAAATATCATGGCATTTCTCAACGAAGCATTTGACGTCAACGAACTGCCCCAGGGCACTGGTGGAAACTTTGACCCGCTGCCAGCTGGTTGGTACACGGTGACGATCACGCAGGCCGAGCTGAAGGACACCAAGGCTGGCAATGGCCAGTACATCAAGCTGCGCTACGACGTTACGGGCCCGACCCACCAGGGCCGTGTGGTGTTTGGAAACCTGAACATCAAAAACCCGAACCAAAAGGCCGAGGAGATTGGCCGCCAGCAGCTGGGGGACATCATGCGTGCGATTGGCTTGGCCAAGGTCACGGACACCGACCAGTTGATCGGGAACAGCCTGTCGATTAAGCTGGATGTGAAGAACGACGCACAGTATGGCGCCAGCAACGAGGTGAAGGGCTTTAAGTCTATGTCTGGAAGTGCTGCACCAGCTGCCGCTGCTGTGCCGCCTTTTGTGAAGCAGGCCGAGGCTGCTCAGGCTGCGACCGCCAAGGCCGCGCCGCCTTGGGCCAAGAAGTAAGCAAAAAAAATGCCCAGGCTATTGAAGGCCTGGGCAAATTCTCAAAGGAGAGACAACATGAAGATTCCCGAGTCAGAGCATACCATTCAGGCCTTGATTGACAAAGCGCATGAGGCCAAGAAGGAGGAGCCGCGCCCTCACATGGGGGCCAGTGGCCTGGGCCACCCTTGCGACCGTTGGCTGTGGTTGTCGTTCCGCTGGGCGGTGCAGCCCTCGTTCCCTGGCCGCATCCTGCGATTGTTCCGCCGTGGGCAAAATGAGGAGGCCACGATTATCAGCGACCTGCGTGCGATTGGCATGGATGTGCGCAAGGTGTCGAGCCAGCACCGTGTTGACTTTGGCAGCCATGTGTCTGGAAGCCTGGACGCGATCATCGACTCTGGCGTGCCTGATGCCCCAAAGACCAAGCATGTGGCCGAGTTCAAAACTCACAGCAAAAAATCCTTTGATGCTCTGGTGAAGGATGGTGTCGAGAAGTCGAAGCCCGAGCATTTTGTGCAGATGCAGGTCTACATGGCCGGGACTGGCTTGGATCGTGCGCTGTATCTGGCCGTGTGCAAGGATGATGATCGGATTCACACCGAGCGTGTGAAGTTCGACAAGGATGTGGCACTGCCTGCGATTGCGCGTGGCCAACGCATTGCCTTGAGTGACCGGATGCCAGAGCCGTTGAGCGCTGATCCGAGCTGGTATCAGTGCAAGTTCTGTGATGGCCACGACCAGTGCTTTGGGAGCAAGACGACCGAGCATGTGAACTGCCGCACCTGCGCAATGGCCACGCCGTTGTCGGACTCGACCTGGCACTGTGCCAAGTGGGATTCTGTGATCCCGGTGGATGCCCAGCGCACCGGCTGCGAGGGCCATGTCCTGCACCCTGATCTGGTGCCGTGGCAGCGCAAGGATGGGCCGGACGATTACACCGCCGTGTACGAGATCAATGGCACGAATGTGGCCAATGGCGATCCTGAGATCGAGGGCGTGTTCAGTTCGCGTGAGCTGCTGGCCAATGCTTCTGCCTGCGCCGATAAGGGCTGGACACAACTGCATGACATGCGCAAGCAGTTTGGTGGAAGGGTGGTGGGTTGATGCTGCGTGAGTACCAACAACGCACGATCGACCAGCTGTATGCCTGGTTCGAGGCTGGTGGCTTGGGCAATCCTTGCCTGGTGCTGCCGACTGGATCTGGAAAGTCGCACATTGTGGCCGCGCTGTGCAAGGATGCCTTGCAGAACTGGCCCGAAACCCGTGTGCTGATGCTGACCCATGTCAAGGAGCTGATCGAGCAGAACGCTGAGAAGATGCGCCAGCACTGGCCTGGTGCGCCGATGGGGATCTACAGCGCCAGTATTGGCCGCAAGGACTTGGGGGAGCCGATCACGTTTGCTGGCATCCAGTCGGTGCGAAGCAAGGCGCGAGAGCTTGGGCACATCGACCTGGTGATCATTGACGAGTGCCACTTGGTCAACCACAAGGACGAGGGCGGATACCGCAAGCTGTTGGCCGAGCTGAAA